CTCTACTTTGTGGGGCAAACACCCCTCCACCAGACACATATTAGCGTGTCGGAAAAGGCCTAGATTAAATCCAAGGCCCGAGATCGTACCACTGCTGACATAGGCTCGCGGCTAGACGGAATTGGGTCCGACCATTGAGCGGGATGGAGTTTTTATTTGCCATCTTCGCTTTTTGGCCATTCCCAGTCGTCACAGCCGTCGCTTTGAGCACTAGTTGGCGTTCGTACCTGGACCTTTCGGGACAGGTAAGGACGATGTTAGCTAGGGTTTTGCGGAAACCAAAATCTAGGTCTCCCTTAGCCTTTAGCTGCCATAAAGCGGCTAGTAAATAGCCGGTTGTCTCATCATAGTGAGTTTTATTCACCTCCACCACGCTTTTGACTTGGTATCCTTCGATACCGTATAGGGCGCGGCTAGGAGTGGCTTCATCAAGATTCGCGATGAATCCACCGTCGCCAAGAGTCTCAGGTATCCTAAAGCGAAGTGCTCTAGGAACTGAGGCAACAAGACGATCAAACACAACCCGGAAACGAGCATCACAGCCATAACGAGAGTTATGCCTGTGCGCCAATCTCCGTATAGCGTTTGCTAGGCGGTACACTGCTGGAACAGACGAGACTCTATCTTTAAGATAGATTGGCTTGACATCGACTCCAGAGTAAAAATGGGCTCCGCAGCTCTCCCTGAACAGTGAGCCAGAATGGCTCTTTTTCACGTTCAGGACGAAGCCGTAGAACTCCAGCATCTCTGCGAAAATCTCCCGACACGACGTAGGCAATATGACGTCATCGCCGTACGCGCTCACATCAGAAACATCGATGTGTAAGTACTCTGCGCAGCTGCAAGCAACTGCGTAGAATATAAGACTCTCTAGTTCGAAGGTAAAGCCGTTCCCCATACTGGAGAACTTCTCCCATCTTATAAGAGAGCTGTCAAGAGTGCCAAAATGAGATCGACAACTATCCATCAGCGAATGCCAATGAGGAGGTAATAATTCCTCAACGACACGACGCGAAATGGAATCGCTGGCAGAAGACAGATCAAGAGTCGCTATGTGTTGGGTTTTAGACCCAATCCGAGCTAGCTCCTGGTTCCGAGACTGCCATCGTAAGTCGACCCCATACCGACGGAGTCTTCGTCTAATCATTTCACCCACCGACTTCTGGAACCATAAATTGATTCCAGGCTCGATCGCGATGACGCGGTTAGTAGAAGCATCTTTCGGTACAGTGATGACCTTGTTCCCCACTTGGAACGACGGAAATCCCGCCGCCACAAGTTGGTCGGCCCAAAGGGGATAAGCTCCCTCTAGGACCTCCCAGGGTATAAGGCTGTATAGATCACGCGTTATCCCGGTTTCACACCGGAACTTTTTGGCTGGACTGGCGTCCCTACGTTTGATCAACGTAGAAGCGCCAGGGCCCCAGTCAGGCATCTCAAATAGCTCGTCGACAGAATAATCGCCTAGGATCTTAGCAATTTTACGAATGGTCGCGTTATGCAACCAAACGACTCGACCATGAAATTTTTGGTCGGTAGCTAAGTCTTTAAAGCGGTCATTAGTGCTCTTACATAGGAGTTCGAATTTTCGAAACTTCTCCTTGGCCACTTCGTCCAAATCATTGTCCAGGGTTAAACCCTTAAACTTTGACAGAAACTTAGTAGCCGCGTAAGAGTCCCTTAGACTTACAATTGAATTGTAAGCCAGCGGACTGAACTCGAGATTTGCTAACTGCTCATGCTCTCCATTTCTGAAGAGCAAAAGGACAGTCAGCGCTCGGGGGCAGTCAAGGGCTTCGAGATACGAAGAGATAGCCGAGGTTTCTAATTCCTCGGAAACGCGGTAGCTCGAGATTCCTTTATGGAACCTTTCACCATACTTCTTAGAAGACATGGTTGATACCTCCGGAGTAACTTATCTAAGCGTGTTCAGTCGTTAGAACACGTTCTCGAACGTAGTGATAGCAACTTCCAGCGGCGTGCCCGTTGCATCAGTGGGCGAACCGTCGGATGCATTCACAGTCCGAGCGAAGAGGGATGCGACCTGGCTAAAAAGCTTTTGCCGTTCAGCCAGGGTAGACCTCTCAGGGAGAAAGAACGCCATGACACAAGCGCAGTCATACGCCTTCGTCGGAGCCGGCTGAATGCCGGATGACGTCGACGGGCTGGTCTGCTCAAGCGTCGGGAGGACGAGCTTCGCCGTGACTTTGAAGACCCGCGACGCCTTAGTAGGCGGACGGACCGACATTGTCAGGCGAGGGTAACCAATAGCAATACCACCGCTACGATCCACCCATGCCGCGACTCCTTGGGGATTGATCCCCTCAGGGCCGTAGGTTGCGTCAACCCCAACCGTCGTGCTGGTCGTTAAACGAGCCAGCGCATGGTCGAGAATTCCGCTTACTTTCACTGCCGCAATAGCGGACATTGAGTACTCCTAAGTTGAACTTGGATTGGCTCAAGGGGAAATCCCAAGTAGCCGTAAATCTGCTTCCTCTACTTTGAGAAGGCAGCTCTCATCAGAGCCAGCGCATTGGCACAATGGTCAGCACTTGCAAACCCATTTTTCAGAGTAGGAAACGTCAGGCTAGGGAAAGCTGAAAGCTTTATCCTATCCATTCGAATCGACTCTGCTTGGTATTTGCAATACTCCCATGCGTCAACCGTCGGATTAATAGAACTGGTCCTCGCAGCATTAGCAGACATTGCCGTAATAGCACGAGTGAACTGCACCTGACTCCCGTCCAGAAAGGTTAACCCGTCGAAGGCTGTTAAGGCCTCAAGATAGGGACCAATCGGTAGGAACCAGTCAGCCACAAAGCTAAACGGTAAAATTTCCCAAGCGAGGTTGATGGGATTTGTAAAGCCCGTCTGTGCGAAGAACGCCTTGAACGGATCACTCAAGCGATACCTTACTACTATTCGGCACCGAGTTGTTTCGTTAGAAATACAACGAATTGGCTCGGATAAGCCGGTAGCGTTTAAGGTGGTTGCCCAAGTAAAATCGTATCTTGACGCCTGTTGCGCAGACGCAGTCGCCTGTTGAACGAACCCACCAGCTCCAACATAATGGCTGATGGCTTTCAACGTACCCTCAATGTCTTGCAAGAGAGGTTTCCATCCGTATTGAAGTTCGAGCCAATTTTCGGCAACGGACTTCCCTGCGGAGGCCCTTCCTTTTGGGACACGGGTCAATTGAGAGCGTCCAGCAGTCAAGGAGCTTGTAGCCTTCGCGATGTTTCCGCGTTTTAAGTACAGGATCGACTGTGTTATCCGTTTCACATTATGTGTAATAAGATTAACAGTCTGTCCAAGTTGAGCCATGTCTTGTGCGAGATTAGCTTCTATCCCGACTTGCATGTTCTCAATCAGCTTCTTGATAGCCTTGTTTCTTGCCCCTGGATTGTGAGCGGGCAAGCCAGACGCAGGATACCTCTCGGTAAAGGGAACGACCAGACTTCTATAGTCTGGACCAACTTTGTTACGGTTGGTTGCCCAAGCATAATTGGCATCTACCCTTATTATCCCTACACTGTGCGGATTAACCGGCAGCTGGGACTTCTTAAGCGCTCCGAAGTTTGGCGTTCGAGTACCCGTCCAAGTCCTTTGATAGGACAAGAGCGGAACGATCGTTGAACTTGAAATCCCATAAACGCCGCTCGTGACACGCTCGTCGATCCGATGAAACGGTCGAAAAGCGTTTTCCGTGGCGGCGCGAACAGGACTGGAGTGCGGAACCGATGGAGGGTCTGTGAAGGGAGATTTCATCTTCTCTTCAACTCGAGCACGACCATTCTGGATCATACTCGGGTACTGCGTGTTAGGAGAGGCAATTCTCACCTCGCTAGGCCCCTTAGGGGGGATAACGAGATTCGTCTTAACCTTCATTCGCACGCTGTAGGGCTTTCCGCGCACCCATTTGGTATAAGTAAAGCCGAATTTTGGACGAAGATACTTATCGTGCCATTTTCGGCGCATACCTAGTTTGGGAACTGGTAAACGAACTGAGTCTATACGCGATTGGACGTCAAAAACGTCTATTTCGCGACTTTCCCAGTATAGTCTACCAGCCACCTCCAGGTCGAGACGCATAGTCTCTAGCTTATAATTAGTGGATGTGAAGTCAGGTCCTACCCTGCCCAACAAAGCAGAGTACTCTGGGTGAGCGTCGATGAATGGTGAATGGAATGTAATCATGGGATAAACTCCATGAAGCTCCAGATCCACACAAGACCAACGCCGTTGGCACTCTTCAGCTCGAACAGGAGGTAAAGTACGGCCACTAGGATACCTCGAAGGATTTGATTCCCTTTTAGGGTCCATGTAGTCATACCGCCTCCGTTCAGAGTTATAAAGAGTTGACAGCAGATTATCTGCCGTCAGAGGGAAAACCGAGAAGGGGCTTACGCCCCTCCTTCGATCTACTCGGGTGGTAAGTGCGCCAAATCGCGCAGTGCAGTGATGGTCGAAGCTAGTTCCTCGTTAGACATGTCCTCGGCTTTCCGTAGAAACATATCCGAAGAGAGACCGTGCTTTCGCACGGCCACTTTAAGGTATGCGTCATACTGGGCTAAGAGCAGCTGACGATAGAATGTCGCCCGACCACCATTTTCACTTTGCTTTACGGCCATAAAACCTCCGAAGGATTACTCCCTCTAGAGACTACTCTTCCTGCGGGAACTACATAGCGAGCCAGACTCCCACCCAGATCTTTTAAATTGATCCGGAATGGCAAGGTCCAGCTCTAAAGCAGAATACCCAGTAACTGGGTTCATCTGCGCCGAAAGTGAACAGGATACCAATGAAGTGACTGTCCCAGGGTCACATAGGCCTTTCGGGCCTTATCGGTGTTTGTTCACAAGACTAACTTTAAGACATCAGAGAAATGAACCAGAAGATTATTCTGGCCAAAAGCTCTGAGAGGTCCGAAAGAAGGTCAGTCGGCATGTAGCAGATCGGAAGAG